GCCTGCTGTCCGGCCTGCTTTTGATGAGCAGGTACCGGTCTTTAAATCTGACATGGACAGACTTGTAAGGTAAGGAGGTGATCCACATATCTGCGTTACCCGTTGAAGAGTACCGTGTGGAGCTGATCAGGAGGCTTAAGGAGAAGGATCCCGCTCATTCTGTCTACGAGGCCCAGCTTCCGCCTGCTGATGTGGCACATCCGTTTTACTACATCGAGGAATTCCGTCTCCCTGACGACCTGTCATGCAAGCGGGAGGTCATGCAGGATGTTTACCATTCTGTTAGCGTCTGGCACGATGACCCGTACAAAAAGCATGAAGTCTTCCGGATGCTTGGCCTGATCGGCGAGGTCATCCGTGAGATGGAAGAGGACGGGACACCGTCATACAGGTGGATGGTCGCCGAATCTGGGATGCGCGTCTTTGATGATTCCGTATCATCAGGAAAGACGATCTATGTCCATGGCCTGTACGAGGTCCACATGAAACAGATCGGCTCTATTTGAGCCAAAGCATAAATGAAGGAGAAAAACACTATGAAGCTTAATATGTTTGACGCAGTCACATATTCCGCAGTCCAGGGCAAAAAGATCATCATCCTGCTGCGTGTCCTGGAGAAAGCGGCTGCCGCTGCAGCAGCGCTTGTGCCCTTTGGTACGACTGATTCCGAGAGCATTTCTGCAGACACTGACACCACTGTTACCAAGGATGGCACACTTGTCGCGGCAGGCACCGCATCTGTGGAGCTGTCTAAGGAAGCACTGATGTCCATCATTTCTACAGATCCCGACGGCACAACCACCATTGACGACCTGAGGGATGCGATGAAGACACGCAAGAAGGTCGAAGCGTGGGTGGTCAATCTGGATCGTCCCGGAGCAACCGCAGGCAAGTTCATGGGTACCTACTACCAGGGCTACCTGACCTCTTTTGAGGTTGAGGCATCTGCAGAAGATCTGGCAACCGTATCCATCGATTATTCCGCAGAAGGCACCGGTGCAGACGGCGAGTGCACAGTCGATGCTGCCACTCAGCAGATCGCGACCTATGTCTTCGCAGATACTGTCCAGAAGGCCTGATCTGCAGCTGAACAATAAGAACGACCAATAGTCCCCGGGGCAGATCGTCCCGGGGATTTTTCACGATGATGGAGGAAATGAAATGTATACAAGGGAAATCGACGGTAAGATCAGAAATTTCAAGTTCGGCATTGGTTTTGTTCGTGACATTGACAAGACCAAGAAAGTTAAAGCGGATAACGGCGAAGAGCAAAAGATGGGTCTCACCTATGCTATTGCCGGCCTGATCGACCAGGACTTTGAAAAGCTTATTGACTGCCTGATGTATGGCAACAAGTACGGCGGTGACGCCGAGACCCTCAGCCGTGCACAGATCGAGGCGTGGCTTGATTCTGACGAAACCACTCTCGAACGTGAATGCACTGATCTGCTGGATTTTTTCGAGAGTGCGAACTTTACAAAGAAAAAGACCCAGGAGCTGAAGGAAGCGATGACCAAGAACGAGCAGCTGGAGAAAGCGAGGTTCGAGAGCGTCCTCGAGAAGGCAAAAGCTGGGACGACCTGAGAAGAGACATTGCCCTGAATGCCTTCCGGTATCTCGGGATGACCTCAATGGAACAGGTCGACCGCATGGAAATCCCGGAGTATGAGCTCCTCATGCAGGCCATGGAGCTGAGGCAGGTCGATGAGGAATACCGCACACACGAGCAGGCATTCCTGACTGTCGCGGCCCGGGCTACCAAGGGAAAGAAAGGCACTCCGGTGTACAAGTGGTTCAAGGATTTCTTTGATTATGAAGGAGCAATCCGGAAGGTAAAAGACGGAAGCAAATACAGGGACGTTATGCAGGCGGTGTCCGCGCTCCTGAAAGAGGCGAAAGGAAAGAAGAAAAATGGCTGAATCATATTCCGTAACTGCGATACTTTCTGCGCAGGATAAAAATTTCAGTTCGGTGTTCGGTTCGGCGCAGGGCGCAGCGGACAGCCTGGCGGGCAAGCTCAAGAGCGGGCTCGGCTTTGGCGTACTGGTAGGTATCGGGCAGAAGGCATTTTCTACCCTGACGGGGGCTGTATCCGGATTCACGGGCGAACTGGAAGCGACTTCTGCAGCATGGCAGACGTTTTCGAAAAATGCCGAAATGAACGGCCATACTGCAGAACAGATCGCCGCCACAAAGAAAGAACTTCAGAGTTTTGCTCAGCAGACTATTTACAGCGCGTCCGACATGGCCACGACCTATGCTCAGTTGGATGCGGTCGGTATTAAGTCGGCTGAATCATTGGTCAAAGGCTTCGGCGGTATCGCCGCAGCGGCTGAGAATCCCCAGCAAGCCATGAAAACCCTGTCACAGCAGGGCGTGCAGATGGCGGCAAAGCCTACTGTTGCATGGCAGGACTTTAAGTTAATGCTCGAGCAGACTCCTGCGGGTATTGCGGCTGTAGCATCTGAGATGGGCATGTCTACATCTGAGATGGTACAGGCTGTACAGGCGGGCGAGATTGCCACAAACGATTTCTTTGAGGCAGTACAAAAAGTCGGTACGGGTGCAGATTTTACAGACCTTGCAACATCCTACAAGACTACCGGACAGGCCCTTGACGGCCTCTCGGAGACGGTGACCAATACACTGATGCCTGCATTTGAGGTCTTCCAGAAACGTGGTATCGGTGCGGTCGAGAAGGTCATTGGAATCGTTGAGAAGTTCGACGGTCAGAAGATTGCCGATACAGTCAGCGGTATTTTCGATGCTTTCGATACAGGTGGCATCACCGGAGCGATCAGTGAGGTTTCCGGCCTGCTTGATAAACTCCCGGAAGGATTCAAGGCTGCCGCCGCCGCTGCCGGAGCTCTCGGAGCAGTGAATATTGCAAACTCCATTGTGGACAGCGGTGTATGGAAGGCAGGTATTTCTGGAGCCAAATCTTTTGGAGGCGTAGTGAAGTCCCTTCCCGGAGCTCTATCAAAAGGATTCAGTAACGCCGGGAACTCTATACTGAATATTACATCCCGCACATTCCCACAGGTGCTGACAGGACTCAGCAATGTAGGAGATAAGGCGGGCGGCATTTTTTCAAAAATTGCGCAGACAGGAGCAAACGCATGGAGCGGCTTTACATCCGACAGTGTATTTGGCCAGATCATCGGTAAGGTCACAGGATTTGCAGGTAAGGTAGGCGGTGCTCTCGGGCAGGTCGGCGGGGTAATCCTTAATGTCGGCGGACAACTTGCGAGCGGACTACAGACCATGATGGGCATCGCCATGAAGGCACTGCTCCCCGCCGCGCTGATCGGTGCCGCGCTTGCCGGTCTGGGTGTCCTCTACGACAAGTTCGGAGAGCAGATTGATTCCATCCTTGCTATGGTGCAGGAAAAGGGCCCGCAGGTTATCCAGAACTTTACGAGCGGAATCACAGCCCGAATCCCTGACCTGATCTCTAAAGGCTCCGAAATGGTGAGCGGCCTGCTCAATACCATCGGTGCACTTGCTCCGTCACTCGTATCATCCGGAGCACAGATCATCATCTCTCTCGTGCAGGGAGTTGCTGCCAATGCACCTCAGCTGATCACAAGCGCAGTTACCGCAGTCGGTAGCTTTGCGTCGAGCATCCTTGCGGCTGTCCCGTCTCTGCTGACTGCAGGCATGCAGTTGCTGGTCGGTGTTGCGCAGGGTATCTCCGCAAATCTGCCCCGTATGGCGCAGGGCGCTATGCAGGCAATCCAGACATTCGCGCAGAATTTCATGGCTAATCTGCCGACTATCTTGACGGCAGCAGGCCAGATCGTAACATCACTGGTGAGCGGAATCACATCCGCACTGCCGAGCCTGGCATCGGGTGCGGTCAGCATCATCGGCACACTGGCGACAGGATTCATTCAGAATCTGCCTCAGATCATCCAGACCGGTGTACAGGTCATTGCGTCACTGGCACTCGGACTGATCCAGGGTATTGGCACACTGCTCGGAATGGTGCCTCAGCTGTTCGGCGAGCTGGTCAATACGATCATGTCAACTGACTGGCTCAAGGTCGGCTCTGACATTATGAACGCTATCGGTGATGGCATCATGGGAGCAATCACGGGTGTTGCCGGTCCGATCGGTGACGCGATCGGCGGAGTGATTGACTGGTTCAAGGGTGGCGAGAAAGCAGGAACTGATTACACTACTGCTGCATCTGAGAGCATCACAGCATCCGCTCCACAGGTCACCACAGCGGCCTCTACGGCGGCCACAACAGTTACCGACAGTTCTGTTACTGCTTTCCTTGCAGGCGGCACACAGGGCGGTGAGAGCCTGATGGCAGGCTTTGCAACAGGCATTGATGCCAATTCCGGCGTGATGACAACATCCGCAACAAACGCGGTCACATCCGCGACAAACATCCTCGCAGATTCATCGATCCAGAG